GAGTTACGGGATCTACTTTAACGTCCCTTGACGAGAGGGCGACACGTTTTTCGTCTTGAGTCAGTGTGCTTCCTAGCGCACCCTCCGTGGGAAGATTAGGACCAAAGTACAAAACGTCAGTACGAGCATCTGCTGGAGTTGTTTTCCTTTCAGCACCTGCTCCCTCTTCAGACCCTCCGTATTCGTACGTAGAATTATTTTGAAACATAAGCTTGAGTGCTGCAGGACTTTCCGCTTGCACTCTTTTACGCTCACCATTTTCAGTTACAAAACCGAAGTGAACAATTCCGCTTGGATACCTTATATCGCCAGATATAGTGCTACTAGGTTCACCGTTTAAAAACTTTAGTGTTTTAGGGATAACGGTGACTTGATTTTCGGTTAAACTTCTTACCTGTAAATGCGCGGCAAGATCTGTAGGGCTTATGTCAGACAAAAATGATCCGTCAGGAAATAGCACGTCAACTGCGCTTTTTTCAAATGTCACATCTTTTGGTGTGTATCGTTCGAATACGTCGATGCCAAGCACCTCGTTAGTGTACTTATCTGTTGTAATTTTTTGTGCTTCGAACGCTACATCACTCCGAACGAGTCCTCTTTTTGCAAGAGCCGTGTCGAGTTCATCTTCCGTCACGTTACTTAATTGCGTTGTTCCTCCGCTCTTTGTTGGAATCCACGCATCATAGACTATGTTAATTTCTTGACGGTTAGGATCTGGAACTCCGCTAAATTTCTTAGATGAGGATGGACCTAGAGGAGTGCCTCTACTGTCTACCTCTGTTGTTACCTCCATAATATCATTTCCTGTAGCTTCAGCTATAGGTCTAACTTGAGCTAGAGTTCCAGTAGTAATTTCATTATTCTCGTTTACAACAGATAAAACAGTCTTTTGCAAAGACCCTGCTACACGCTTGTACTCCTCATCGTTGAAGATTCTGTTACCATTCTTCCTAGTCCGCTCACCGATAGAAATACCGGGATCGAATAGCAGCATGGCTTCAGGGCTTAACCGCCTTGATGCGTCTGCTGTAGCTTCATCTGCAGTCATAGGTGTCCCACGTACGTTGTACAACGGTTTAGGAATATCTTCTAGATAGTCTGTATTTTTTAAGAAGGGTTGCCCTGTTGATCCCGGCTCAACTCCAATAGAAGTGGCTAACTGAGTCCATCCCTCTCCGGGAGGTAATTGTAATTGTGCGGGACCGTACGTAACAGATTTAATTTGGTTTCCCTTTCCCCACATAATTGTGTGTACTTTTAACTCACGAGTCTTTCTAAGGTCGTCCCTCTCTTCTTTACGAATTGCTATGGCTTCATCTTGCGTCTTTAAAGCACTTTGTTTTTGTAAGTCAAAAGAAGCCTCTTGTCTTTTTAGATCTATGGCAGCTTCTTGTTCTCGTATGGCTTGAATTGCCTCTTGTTGGGCTAAATTAGCGGCAGCTTTTTGGTCTTTTTTCTGCCTATAATCTCCTGCAAGTGCAAGTCCTATTTCTAATATAGCTGACATACTACTCTACCTTTTCTGTGGGCACGTTAAGAAATGACTCAGAAGATGGTTTTTGTTGAGGATAAGTAACGGTAGCTCTCTCATCATTCGAACTAGCCATACGCTGTTCTTTGTTTATCATCTCGTTCATGGCGTCATACAACTCTGGGTTTCTATCCTTTGCAATCTCAAAGAACGTAGAATCCTCTACTTGTCCTTCCACTGGTTTTTCGTCAACAAACATTTGAGGTTCAAACCCCTCTTGTAATGCCATGTCAACAAGAGTAATTCCTAGCGCGGGCTTGATAATTTCTGCCACGTCAGGTGTAAACGCTCCTGCCATAAATCCTTTAAAGGAAAGCTGTTCAACTAGCTCCTCCACAGTAATTCCAGCCAACATCATTTTCAACATGTCGTCACGAACAGGGCCGTTTGTCATCATCTCTACAGCGTAATCAACAGCGTCATCCGGATTTGGAAACCGGGGTGGTTGCTCCCACTGCCATGTGCCGGGAGCATCTGTGAGAGAGTTTCCCGGAGGTACAGCAAGTGCTGTAATTTTATCCATCATCAGCTTACGAGTCCTTTGTACTGCCTACGTTTTGCACTTGTAGTAGCGGCTAATCCTGCCGTTGACACAGAAGAACCGGTAGGTAACCCTGAAGCTACAGGAAGGCCCATCATACGTACTTGTTTTGCAAGATATTGTCTCATGGCCTCACTGCCTAGAGCAGTACCAACTTGCCCATTATTACCGATTGGAAACTTGCCAGCTTGTCCCGCTTGAAAATTAGTGTCTGAACGAACTCCTGAAGCTTGTATTCCCCCAGCAGTGGGCATAGCATCAAATCTTTGTTGAGCAGTTAAAGCCCTTGCTCCTGCAGCTACCGCATCCCCTACGGGATCTAAAGTAAGTCCCGGAGTATACTTACTGGTAAGTGGCTGTAAAAATGAACCAATCTTAGTTTCAGAAAACGGCGTAACACCCAAGTAATTAAAAGTCTTAGCCGCAAAGTTACCTCCGGAGTAACCCCCCGGTATGTATTTTCCTGTTGCAGTGTCGTATACAGACCCTATTTGATTTCCAAATATATACTCTCTACCTGCATATCCTGCAGCAGCGATTGCTGCAATTTTCAATGTTTTACCGCCTACAAGTTTAGAAAGCCAACTCATTTGTTATCCCCAGATCTTATCAATTATTTCGTGTTTTAAGTAGTTATCATACTTCGTGTCGTACGCATCTGCATTAGCAGCAATCGCTGCAGACTGCATGGCAGCATTGTGTGCGCGGTCCTTTGCGTTTTCTGATATTTTCATTGTCCACGCAGCCTTGTCACGATACCTTTGCCACAAGTTGTTTAGTGCGTTTTGTTGAATACCCAACAAGTTCAGTGCATTTTGTCTGTTTGCTTCGTTTTGTGCAGCAGTGTTACGAGTGTTTACTGTGCGCCGCCACACGGCGTTGCTTTGATCTATTTCAAGGCGCATATTTGCGTTGAATTGGTCTGCCGCAACGTCCATTTGAGAATTAAACTGTGCGATTGCAACCTTTTGGTTTGAGTTAAACTGCTTAACAGCTATGTCACGGTTGATGTTTGACGCTTCAATCGACGCACCCATCTCTGCAAAGAACGTGTTGATTTCGTTTTCTGACTTTGCGTTGAATTGTTTGGCTGCGTTGTCGGCAGCTTGGTCGGACAGCAACGCTTGTAGCTTGGACTGGTAGGTCAGGTTGTTGGACTGCTGTTCGTTTGTTACGTCTTGCATGTCCATAGAAAGAAACGCTTTGGCGTTGTTTACTGCAGCTTGTTGTCTGTTGTTGAGGTTAGCCATGTCCATCTGCAGCACAGCGGCTGCGTTTTGCAGTGCAGCCTGTTGTTCATTGTTCAGGTTTTGCAGTTGAATAGTGGCGTACTTTTGTGCGTCTTGGGCTGCGATAGGAATACCAGACTCCATCATCGCTTGCATCGTAGCGGCTGCAGCCATAGAAGACGCACCCAAACCACGTTGCTGCATGACGGCTGTTACTTTACGGACAGCAGGTGCAGCCCACGCAGGGGGAGGGCCACCCTCTTCAATACCCTTGAACAACTCTGCAAGTTGGTAGCGAGTAGTTGCTTTCGGGTCAAGTTCTTGGGTTGCTGCGGTAGCTAATGCTTCGGGAGAAACAGTGCCCTGTGCAGCAGTCATCACAGATTCGTCGGATACTTTGCCCTTTGCAGCCGCTGCCGTACCAACTTCACCTGCTTTTTGTGTTGCGTCAAAGGTACCGGCGTCAAACGTAGTTGGTTTAGTTTGATCTGTGCTAGTTATAGCTGTAGGTTGAGTAACATCAGTAGGAGAATCAATCTGTTTTCCTGCAGTAGTGAGCAACTCGTTTGTTTGAACTGTTTGATCTTCGGGATCAATCGTGGCCCCAGTTGGAAGTTCAGAACTGGTTTTTGCCTGATCCTCCATCTGCTTTATAACATCTTTATCCGCCTGAGAGATGTTAACAATTTTGTCGTCTGTATCGTCTGACATCGCCTACCCTAACTTCATTACAACTGTAATAATCAACGCTACCACGCCCACCGTAGACGCCATAATCAACGCCTCTAGACGCCACATACGCTTGTCTAGACCCTCTAGCTTTTCCTGCACAGCAGCATAGCGAATGGCGCACTCTTTTTCGTGTGCTTCAAGTTCCATTTGTGTTTTGAGTACGGGTTCCATTGTCATCTTCATTTAACCTGTTACTATCTCCATCTTGGACCTTCAAACCATGCGACTAAAGATTTTCTAACGCCCTTTGTCACGGGTGTTACTTGATGCTGTAGGTAGCTAGGAAATATTAATACCGTTCCTTTGGCTCTAGACTGCTTCGGAGGAGTCTCTACTTCTGTAAAAGAAAAGTTTCCACCCTCATAATCATTTGGGGAAGATAGCTGAACAGTTACCGATAGTTTTCTATCAAATGCTTTAGTTGATTCCCAATTTATATCGTGGTGTAATCCGTAGTGTCCTTTTTCAGAAGCATGATACTCTGTATACTGTATGTCAGCTACCTGACAAACATCTACATTAAAAGCATTTCTATTAGCTTCTTGTACATACGCCCAAAGGATGTTTAAAACAAAAGAGTTTCCTGTAAGCCACTTAATGTTAGAACGTCTAACGTCCGGTATACTTTTTGCCCCAGCAAATACGGTGGCTTCTTGTTGTGGTACTGATTCGGTTTGTTGTTCTATTTCTTTAATGGTTTCTTCAGATATTCCCGCACTCCACATTTGCCACGTATTTCTCATTTTTAATCCTCATAGGGGCTAGTACCGCAACACGAAGGCCAAGCGGCTTTTAATTCAGAAATTGTGGTAGCATCAGTTATTGCTTGCGTTGCAGGGGCATCACGAAGGGCTTGTTTGGAACTTACAATACTAGAAGTATCTGCAGAAGCCTCTAAAGCCCTCATGTAATCAGTATCAAGAGATTGTAACAAAGCTTTTCTTACATACCTAATTTCTTCTTTCATCATAGTTTTGGCAATAGCAAGGTCTTCACTAATTACGTCACCAGACAAACTCCAAGCATCCCGGAAGTGCCTGTCAGACGGTAGTGTGACAGCAGACGCATCTGCACTATTTCCATCTTTGTCGATGACATAGGTCGTGGTCATTGTGTTTTCTCCTGTTTATGCGGCTATGCGCCAAGCGTTGCGCCACTCTCTTGTGGGCGGCAGTTGTGATTTGCGACATATCACCATCTTGGGTTTATTGCCTTCATTCCATGTTTCCCAGATGTGTCTTGGGATATCGACTTGAACAAGCCACTCGATGGCTTGCTCTTCGGTCAAAGGACCCATCGGCTCCGTTTCGTGTAACAAATGGCCGTTGAAGTCATGGTGGCTGGTGAAGTCTGGACGTTGTTCATCTTCCTTGAGTTGTAACTTTACCCATGCTGGGGGCATGATACCCCCGTGCATCAGAGCCGCCATGCAGTTAGGGTCTGGGTGCAAGACAGCAGCGCAGTCCATGTCCACGTCTTCGTAGACGACCACATATTCAGTGCGGTGTGGCTTGAGGTTGTTTTTGGCCCAGTCGATACGGTCAATCAGCTTAGTCATTACGCTAAGTCTCCGTGAAGCGTAAGGTAAACGTCTGCCATGTCACGTGCGCCACCATCATCGTGCATACAATCAGTGTCACAACTTGTCGTTGCTCTGCTCACAACCCCAGCAATGTCACATTGAGAGTCATTAAAGTTTGCTGAAGTTGTTACAGAGTAATCTGAATTGCTGGTGGAATTTGTGAAACTGGTGCGATAAGACCCTGTTCCAAGATCGGCTAATGCTGAGACATTGTAGCTGTCACTTGTGCTTACGGTTCCTGTGCCAACATAGCTGTGCCAAGCCTTCGCAGACCCTTGCCTTACATCCACACGGTGGTTGTTTGAGCCTTCGGCGTACAGAACCAAATTGCCGTCAATGTTTCCTGCTGTCGGTCCTGATGGTCCGGTTGGCCCCGTTGATCCAGTTGGGCCAGTAGGGCCAGTCGGTCCAGTTGGTCCAGCAGGGCCAGCAGGGCCAGCAGAACCAGTCGGTCCAGCAGGGCCAGCAGGGCCAGTGGGTCCAGCACCACCATCATCGCCAGCAGGTCCAGTGGGACCAGTGGGTCCAGTGGGTCCTGTTGGGCCAGTTGGTCCTGCCAATGCAGCATTAGCTATAGTTTGTTTTTCCCACCTACTTGCTGTTACATCATATACGACTAATAGATCACTAGAGGCTGCATCCGTATTTGTAGGGAATGCAGTGAGAGTGTTACCAATGAACGTATCTAGCGCAGTCCCATCCACTGTAATAGCATCAGCTTCAAGGGTGCCATCAATATCTGCATTTCCTGATATATCTAGGGTAGCACCGTCTACCTCGCCTGTTACGGTGATGCTATCTACATACGCATCCTTCCACCGCACAGAACTGCTGCCCAAGTCAACGTCACTGTCAGACTGTGGCCCAAAGATGTTGTCACCCAAGTATACCTGTTCCACGTTAGCCGCATAGAAATGTATTTCGTCTGCAGTCTCAAAGTCAATCTTGGTCTGGTCATCCTCACCAATCTTCAAGTCTGTAGCCAAAATAGAAGTGATGCCTGTCTGTGCAGCGTCAACTGTAAACGTAAGATCAAACGGGTCGCCATCACTACCAGTAGACGTGTCGGTAAAGTTGGTGGTTATTCCAGAACCAATAAACTTTATTTCTTTGGCATTGTTGATTGTAACTTCTGTACCATCATCATCTTCTAGTACAAAGTTTGTCATAGAACCAGAACCCGCTGGTCCTGTTGGTCCTGTAGAACCTGTAGGCCCCGCTGGTCCAGTTGGCCCAGTTGGCCCCGCTGGTCCTGTAGAACCTTGTGATCCAGTAGATCCAGTATCACCTGTAGGCCCCGTAGGTCCTGTAGGTCCAGTTGGTCCAGTTGGCCCAGTTGGCCCTGTTGAACCAGTAGCCCCAGTAGCACCAGTAGGTAAACCAAAAGCAAATGCCCCAGTTGTAGAATTGTATGTAGCAGTAGCAGAGCCACCAGCACCTACAGTAGATACAGAAACACTTGTTCCAGGTTTAGCTATAAGTTCTAAGGCAGTACCATTGCTGTCATACGCAACAATCTTATTTGCATTATTGGAAGCTGTGTTATCGTAAGGCCAAAATAATTCACCAGATGTACCCGTGCCAGATGTTGTTCTTTTTGTATAAGGAGATAACTGAATAGACCTAGAAATATTCTCAGACATTTGCTGATCAAATATAACTTGATCATCTAATTCTGTTTCTAAAGAAGAAGCAGTCATTGATCCACCAGTTGAATACGCAGTAGTACGCTGTATTGTATCAGCCGATAGAATTGTAACGATGTCATCTTCAGTAGGGTATTGCCCCGATGCAAAAGTAATAGAACCCGATCCAGAGGACAAGGAAACAGTATAATGTGTTGTTAAAGTTTTTAATGTTGAATTTACATAGACAGCTAAATCTGCTTCATCATTAACTCTAAAAGTAAAAGCATACGGACCTTGCTGACTACTAGAGCCAACGGTGTATTGCTTCTTACGA